GAACGCGTATAGAATTATTCTCCGATACGTCCGAGCTGTTTAATTCCCGCAGGTAGATTGTCCGAGCCTTACGAACGATATACGAAAATCCGAGCTTTTTACTCAAATTAGGATATTCGTAGGATATTACAGACCCCCTATAGCTAACAAAAAAATCCCCTCCCGGCGCGATGCCGAGAGGGGAAATAGAGGGGGATATTAAATGAGCATACCGCAGCCCGTGGAAACGCAATAGACGAATGCCGCGATCCATCCCAGGATAGCCAGGATGTAAAGCAAGTCTAGGCGCATCATTTGAAGAACGTCCCGTCATTGAGCTTGCGCTGCATCGTCATGATGGTGGGTGACTTCCAATCGAACTTGCCGTCAAGCTTTTCCGCACCAGAACCGTGCTTCATGCCCCAGGCGATACCGGCGTTAATCGAATCAGGTCCAAGGATGCCGTCAGGCTCAACGCCCCAGACCTTCTGTACGGCCTTGACGGCATAGGAACCGGGAGCATCTCCATCGGGATAGACGTACTCCCATCCCGTCGTGCATCCGCCCATGCGCCATTTGTGCTTTGGATTTTGGCGCGAGATGATTTTATCCTTATATGGGCAACCGGCCTGAATCTGAATGGAAAGCGTGGTGTTGTATCCCCAAAGGCCGTCCACCGTGATGATGTTGTTCATCGGCCTTACGATAACGGGCGTATCGTCCACCTCGTCATAAGGCGGGCGAATGATGTACTGCACGACGTTCCAACTACGGGTACGCCGCAGCACCTGCCCGTTTCCGGTATTGAACTCGATAGTTTGGATACCGAGACCACGGCCAAGGTTAAGCTCAACGATTCCCACATGATCGCTATACGAATCGTCGTTAATGTTGCCGTCCCAGCGGAACAACACGATATCGCCCGCTTGGGCGCTCTTGCGATCAACCACGCGCCTTGCCTTCTTGGCAGCTTCGCGGATAACTCCGCACGCCGCCGTGGGCATACCGGGGCAAGCCTGCCCGGCCTGGTCGAACGACCACGATTGACCCATGGCGCAAAATGCGATGCCGTTTTGGGCAAGCCACGCCTGCCCCGTCTTGGATGCCAGCCAGCGGCCATACTTCGTGCCCTGCAACGGGTCGTTCCAGCGCGAGTAGCCGATTTCGCCGCGCTCGATTTGGAGTACCTTATTCGCCGTTGACATAATCGACCTCAATCACATCGCAGATATCAGCCGGGCCGTCCGAGTCGTAGCCTTGGCCGTTGTTCCAGCTCAGGGCTTTCTTTAGGCGCTCAACCTCTTCATCGGAAAGCTCTACGGTCTTCTCCTCGTCCATCGCTAGGCCTCCTTAGTGGATGCAAGCGGGCTTTTGCCATCTGCCACCTCGGGCAAGCCGCCAACGCTCGTGAGCAGGCTCACGACTGCGGCAACGCCGGAAACGCTTGCGATCTGAATCCAATCGAGGTCGGTGAAGCCCACGGCTCCCGTGCCGATTAGGGACACTGCCGTCTGCGCCGCAGTCTTGATTGCGCGGATGCACGCAGCGATTGCCCAAGCCTTGTATTCGTCCATTTGTGACTTCCTTTCTCTAGTCGGTCCCGCCTGTTCGGAACCGCGCGTCGCAGTTGTCTTCGACCCTCTCAACGCGCGTAGTCAGTGCCTGCACCTGCTGCTCTACGCGCGTCAACCGCTCTGAATGGTCATCGAGCTTGCGTGACATCTCGCGCACTGCGTCGCGCGTGTCGCTGCACGTCTCCCAGATGCGGTCTAGGCGGTCTCCCATGCGGGCCTTGTCGGTCACACCCTCTTTCATCGCGGTGAGCCGCCCGATCAAAAACGTCGCGACAGCGATTGACGCGCTGATAACCGCTGTGACCTCAGCGGGCGTTACGGTGTGCTGCATCCTCTTCACCTCCCCCGCCTTCGTCGCTTATTTGCTATCAAAGTGGATTGTCTAGGGCGCGTCCCTCAATGGACGGGCATGAAAAAAGGGCCTGGTATCCCAAGCCCCTGTGCCTATCGATTGTCTACCGCGCGTCTACTGCGTGAGCTCTTGCCCTACTGCCATTCCTCCACGTCCGTATCTGTGGAGGTGGAGGGCAAGACAGCCGCCCACCTCTGAGGGGATTCACCTGGAGCTACCGTGTCGCTGGACGTGTGCGCTGCCAGGCACTTGTACAGCTTGCCCTGATATACAACTCGGTCTCCCTGTGCGTAGCAATGGCCGTTGCTCTCCCATTCGGGAAAGAGCGCGGGGACCTTAATCGCGTCATCGTCGCTCAGAGACGCGGCCTGCATCTGTGCGAGCGTCGCCGCAGCGTCCGTCACGGTGCCAACGTCCGGCACGACCGTCCACGTCTGAACGATTTGCGTGCCGCTGTCGATGAATCCCATTTGGGCGTGATAGCCAGCCGGGATATTCTCTGGTGCGGTGCTCTCGATAATCGGAATCCCGCCCGTGGTGGTCAATATGACGCTGCCGTTTGTCATAGTGCCTGTAAGCATGTAAGGCTCCTTTCGTGTGGGTTTATATGGGATTGTGGGGGCGCGGTACCCGAACGGCGATAGTACGCATTCTGTAAGGTTGTACAGTGAGGGCATTAACGGATTTTGCGATTACCGATTAGTGTCAGGCGCCGCTGTCTGTGTCGTATGTGACTGGCTGAGCGTTACTGCAAATAAAACTAAAATACTCGGAACATTGCCCGTCGGTTTACGACCAAAATACAGCGCAGTTGGATTGTGTTACGTGCGAGGTGTAGCAAATACTATTGGCCAAATAAGCATCAATAGCAACGGCCTTGTATTGTTATGGTGCAACGTTTCCAACGATGGTTTTTTTGGTGGTGGTGTAACATTCCCGTTGCCATAGCTATGTTAGGCAGCGTTTCGTATCCGGTTTCTTAACAAGAACAAAAAGATATCGACTATATCCAAAGCCCGTTGAATGTAATAATATGAATACGGATGCGTATCATCACATTTGCTTTAGTCGTATCTATATAAACGTTGCCATTTGCAACTGAAAGAGTCGCCGTGAATTCTGCTGCTGCTGCGTCTCCATTCGAAACGACAACTAGTGCTTTGTCCGAATTAACTCCAAACGAATCTACAAATTGATCCTCCGAACACCAAAGCCAGCGCGCATTACCATCCGTGTGTATTACGATGTTCCTATAATACACAGCTTTTACGTTTACGTAATGCGTATTATCTGCGTTTGCGAGGATTCCGGTGACGGTCACAAGCGGCCCATCCACAGTGAGCAAGCACCTATCGCCCGCCTTTGCGCCCGCGCACGTCGTTATCATCGGCACTGCCGCGAGCGTCGCGCCGCAAAGCTCAACATCCAATGTGGTGCCGTTGTTTTTTACCACGGTACCGTAGCGCGTGAAGCTTGCCCCGGTGTTCACGGGCTTGCTGAACGTCTCCGCAAGCGCCGCGCCCGCATCCATGGCAGACGTAAGCAAATCCATCATTTACACCTCTCCGAAATTGCGCGACTCGATTTTCATCGGGCAACCAGCCTTTAGGCTGATGTCTATTTTTCGAACTGCGTATCTGCGATTGATTTTGAGAGTGGACGATTCGAATCCGTGAGCATCGCCCACGTTGACCGGTACATACATCGTCGTGAAGGTCACGCGTCGCAAGATTGATCGCGCGCTCTTTAGCAGTTCGAGTGCCTTCGTGTTGGCCAGCGCTTGCGCCTGGCTCTCTGTCGTGCCTTCCGGCAATGAACTGTAGCTATAGCTCTTGACGATGCGCCGCCCGACACTCACCGTTGACCATTCGCTATCGGGGTCATCATCCACGGCAGTGCCGCGCACGCTCGATTCCTGGGTGGTGTAATCGACATGCACGACATTTGAGATTGCCAGTCGGTCTAGCTCGTCAGTCGCTTGCGGCAAGACGTGGCAGCCCTCGCCTTCTGCGAAATCCCACACAAGCGGGCGTTTCCCCTGCTCCGTGTAACGGCTCATGATGACGCGCCCCATGGGATCGGTGTACGCCGCGTTGAACCCGGCTGCATCGAGCAGCTTGTTGATGGCGCTGAGCTTGTCGGATACGGAATCAGAACCGCCAGAAACGCCAAAAGTCCAGGGTGCCGTGAGCGTGTACGTGGATGGGTCTGCCACGACGGTAAGCCCGGCAGCGCGTGCGATTGCGGCAGCTTTCGCCACTGCGTTTTCGCCCGCGTCAACCTGGTATGCCGTGTCGAAATCATCGTCTGCAAGCTCTCGCAAGCGGCCGTAGAGGTCTGCCGTACCGCTTCGCTTAGTGCCGTCAAACTCGATGGATGGAGTAGACACTAGAAACGTTCCGAGCGCCACCGTGCGCGAATCATTGCCGTTCGTTGATTCCGCGTCGAGATAGACGCGCAGAAGGTCGGTGCCGATATCGAGCGAACCCACGTAATCGATGTTTGCGGTCTCGTATACGGACGTGTCCTGGTTGCGCGTGATCGTTCCGCCAGTGATATTTCCGACTCTGCCCGTTTCGAGCCCTGTGCGCCTATCTACGCGCATGAATCTATACGACGCTTTGAAGCGCCCGCGCCAAAAATCATCAGCCATTTACAGGCTCCTCCCATGCGCACACAGTGAGCTTTGCGGTTAGCTTCCACCACCCCGCCGACTCCCTGGAGGTGGAGAAATTGACCACGCCGAACGAACGGTTGCCGTAAGCGTCGCGCACCCAGCACTCGTAATATCGCCGCGCCAATGAATCGATGCGCGCGAAATCCTCAGAATCAATCGAGAAGCTATAGCTCTCGCTAACGTCGGTTTCGCCAGTGGGCCACGCTGTAGGCATATCCGAACCGTTGAGCATGTGATAGGTGGTCACGCTGTGCTCAATGTCCCTGCTGTATGAGGGATTGAGCTTGCCAACCCATGCATCCGCAGCGTCTGGCCCGAAATTGAACGTCACCCCATCCATCTTAGCGATGGTGGGCACGTCGAGCTTTATCAGCGCGTCGGTCTCGGCATACGCCGTGACCTCGTATTTATACTCGACGTTAAGCGGAGGCAGGCGGTCGATTGACTGTTGCCCGCTCGTAAGGTCTGTGCCGATAGTGAGCCTCGTGCCGTCCTGCGCGATGCGAACGATATCGAATCGAACCGCTTTAGGCGTGGTGTCGGCAGCCGTAACCTGGATGGTCGCTGCCATGCCATCGGTGTATTCGATATCGACGGTAGGCGCGTCCGGCGTTTGCCAGGATGAGCTAAACGGCACAGTCGCGGTAACGCTCAGCGTCGAACCCGCGCTAACCGTGATGGTCAGCACATAGCTCGTGTTGTTCGTGAAACCAACGTCGGAGCCTAGCGAAAGACTGCGCGAATCCTTGCCCGGAGTGCCGGAATAAAGCACCGTGCCATCGGTTTTCGCAACCGTCACGCTTTGCTCCGTGATGCCCGTCGCGTCGCTTGCCGTCCATGTGATATTGAGCGGCAGCATCTTGATAACGCCGTTTTTAGCAGGCGTATTGACGATGAGGGTCGGCGCGGTTGCAACGGTGAAACTCGTGTAAGCGCTCCACTCGCCCCAGTCGGCGTGCTTGCCCTTTGTGCGCACTCGCACCTGGTACGCGCCGTTTGCAGCATTCGCAATGGTGTAACTCGCCGTCGTGCCCGAAATGTCATGGATGAGCGAAGCGCCGTCCTTGACCACATCCACCTGCGCCGCGCTCTGCGCGGTGCCGTCCGGGTGGTTCGGTGTCCAAGTGATCGCAACGCTTGACCCTGTGGCATATGCGGAATGCAGTGCTCCGAGCGATGGTGCGAAAGGCGGGCAAATCGTAACGATTGTATTCGATTCGCCCCACGCGCCCGCGATTCCGCTAACGACTGCGCGAACGCGGTATTTGATTGTTCCGGCAGGCGGCGTTGTATCGCTCAGCCCCTTACCGGACTGGGTAAGCGTCTTGTCAACCCATGTCTTGCCAGCGTCCGTTGTCACCTGGCACTCATATGAATCGACGTATGCAGGCGCTTTCGTGATGGTGAGCATCACGGACGAAAGCGTGTCCTTCGTCGCGTTGATGGATGGGGCGAGCGGGGACGTGTACACGGTGACCGCGCTCGATGCGCCGGACGTACCGCCCGCGCCCGTTGAGTACACCGTGTACGTGTATTTATGGCCCGCTTCGGTCGAACCGTCGTCGTAGTTCGTCGTTGCGCGCGAATTGTACAAGGTGGTGGGGGTGGTTCCCTCATCCATCAAGCGCTTTACGATGTTGCCGCTAACGGGATGGAGGTTATCGACAACGACGTTTTGCCACGTGAGCTTATGGCTCGTATCGGATACGCGCTCAACAGCTAAGCCCGTAGGCGAAGCCGGGGCCTTGTAGTTAATCGCCGGAACCCAGACGTTGCCGGACGTGCTTGACGTGCCGTTGTGGTAACCGCCGACAAGCTGCATAACGCCGGATACGGGCACGTTGAAACCGCTCGCGTTTTTGTTGACGCGAACGGTCTTCGTGATGAAAAGCTGGTTCACCGTGCCGCCGGACGGCGAGTAGGCCGTTTTACGGCTACCGCTTGCAGACGGTGTGCTCGCGCTCTGCCCGTTAACAGTTGCCGTACCGATAGCAGCCGTGTCGTAGCCCCATGCGATAGAGCAGAAGTAGGTTTTGCACGTCACGTCTGCCTGCGTGTCGGACTGCCACGTGATGCCGTATTCGATTCCAACGCGCCAATGCTGGACTGTATTACCGTATTGCATTACATCGCCCCCGCAGTGCGTCGTGCGTAACCAACAATCGTATTGATCGCGTTGACTACTTCCTCATCGCGCATGCCGCCAGCGTCAACGCTCAGGTTTCCGATAGAAAGCATCGAGTAACCGCCGTTCGGCGTTGCGCGGCGTGCCGCGATATTGCCCGTAACGCTCGCTTCGGCAGCGAATGCCAGGCTTCGAGCGCCGAAAAGCGCCTGAACGTCGCTCAGCGCCGATTTGGTGGAGGATACGACGCTAGACGCAGCGCCGCCGATTCCCTCGCCGAATGAGGTCATGAGCGCGCGGCCTGAATACGTCGTGTATCCGTGGCCGGAAAACGGGCCGTACTTAGCGGGCGAGAACGGGAAAAGCCCGCGGATTTTCTCAAGCCCGCCCTTCACGGTGTTCACCACGCCGCCGATTGCGTTGCTGATGCCGCGTCCGAGGCCGTCAAGCATCGCCTTGCCGGAATTGACAAGCCATTCGCCAGCACCTGCGAAGAATCCAACAATCTTGTCCTTAATGGATTTGACCGTGTTGTACACTGCGTCAACACCGGATTTAGCCGCACTCTTGATGCCGTTCCAAATCGAGCTAAAGGCGCCCTTGATGCCGTTCCAACAAGAATCCCAAGCGCCCTTGATGGTGCCGAGCACAGAGCTGATGATGCCTGAGATAGCGTTGATAACTGAGCTAACGATATTCTTAATACCGTTCCACACCGTGGAGGCAATGGCTTTAATGCCCTCCCACACGCCGGACCAATTACCTTGGATAGCCGCGAGCACTGTACCGATAACGGCGTTAATGACCTGCATAACGGTTGTGATAACCGTTTGGATAACGGGCCAAACAGCATTGATAACCGCAGTGATAACCGCGCATGCAGTGGAGAAGACCGTTTGGATAATCGGCCAAACAGCGGAGATAACCGCCATGATAACGGTCATCACCGTAGTGATGATGGTTTGAATCACGGGCCACACCGCATTGATGACGGCCATGATAACCTGACACGCCATCGAGATGTAGTTCTGCACCGTGGGCCAGACCTGCGTAACGATTAGCTGGATAGCGCTCATCACGACGGAAACGACAGCTTGAATCACAGGCCAAACAGCCTGGATGATGCTTTGAATCACGGAGCAAGCCGTTGTGAAAGCCGCCTGAATCGTTGGCCATGCAGATACGACGAAATCTTTAACAGCACCCATTACCTGCGTTACAACTTGCTGAACTACGGGCCAATATTGCGTTACAACGCTTTGAATCACGGAGCAAGCCGTGGTAACTGCCTGCTGGATGTAAGGCCACACCTGAGCCGCCGCAGATTGAATACCGGACCAGGCTGAGTTAATGGCGTTGCGCACGTCCTCGTTTGTGTTATAGAGCGCCGCAAGGCCGACAACGACCGCCGCGATTGCAGCGATTATCAGGCCAACAGGACCACCGGCAACGGCAGAAAGCGCCGCGCCAAGTGACTTGAAGCCGGATACGATGCCGGAAACCTTTTGCAGTCCGCCCATCGCTGGGAGAAGCAGCGTGAATGCCGTGATAGCAGGCGCAATGGCAGGTGCGAGTTGGTTGAAAGCGTTAACGATTCCGTCAAGGAAACCGCTAGGCAAAGCGCTTTTGATTTGACCGAAAACGGAAGCGATGCCGCTCACGCCTTTTGAAACAACATCCTTGATGCCGTAGATAACCGTAGCGATCGCATCAGCGGTCTTGCCAAAGCTGCCGCTAAAGGCGTTAATCGCGCCGGATATGTTTTCTGCTCCAAACGCATTGATAATCGTCTGAACTGCTTTCGCAACGCGGTTTGAGATGTTATCAAGCGCGGTGCCGATGCCCTGCGTTGAGTCCTTGGCCTGCTGCGCGAACGATGCGAAGCCATCCACGCCCTCTTGGTCAAGTTTCAGAACGGCTGCGTTGAAATCATCCATCGTAATGGAGCCGTCTTTTAGGGCATTGTACAGGTCTTTAGAGTTAGCGGTCGGGCCAATAAGCGCCTTCGCCACCTGGTTTAGCTGCCCAGGCATGACCTCTTGCAGGGTCTTCCAGTCTTGCAGTTCTGGCTTGCCCTTGCTCAGGATTTGGCTGTACTGCTGCATCGCGCGCGAAACGTCGGTTGTCGATGCGCCGGAAGCCAAGCACATATCGTTAAACGCAATGCCGATATTCGTCGCTTCATCAAGGTTCGAGCAAAGCGGTGCCAACTGCTGCACCATGGATGTAAGCCCTGGCAGAGATGTAGGCAGGCCATCGATAGACGCAGACATTTTTTTAATCGACGCTTCGGCTTCTTGGCTCGAATACCCAAGGTTTTTCATGACCTTTGGGAAATTGTTCATGGTGTCAACGCGGCTAATTGCGCTGCCAAGCGAGTTGCTAATAGCTGTAAACGCCTTGCTTGTGATCGTTGAAACAAGACCCGCAACCGCGCCAACCTTAGCACTTAGCCCGCTGCTAAAGTTCGTTCCGGTCTGCGCGCCCGCCTTGGAGCCAATGGCGCCAGCACCTGAAAAAGCGCCGTTCAACTGCTCAGTAATCGACCCGGTAAGGTTATCGAATTTAGGGGTAAGCAGCACCGAACCGCGCGCCACATCAGCCATTTAATCACCCCTATTCGCCTTCCTCATCCACCTCCGTTGTGGTAGTGGAGGACCGAGCGCCGAATAGAAGCGCGTCGATTCTCGCCTTATCCACGTTGAGATGGGTTTTCTTCTTTTTCTTCTTTTTCGCCTTCGGTCTAGGAATCGGCTTCGGCTTCTTGCCCTTGCCGCCGCCCAGGCCATAGGAGATGTTTGCAAGCTGGTCTACGATGAGAGCGAGCAGATAGGTGCTCTCATCCCATTCCAGCTCAGGGTGTAGGCGTATAAAGGTGCGCGATTGCGCCGGGAGCTGCGCGGTAAGAGTCTCGATTTCCGCGAAGCGCCCAGCATCCATCATCGCGTTTAAATCCAGCTGGTAATACTGCTTGAAATCTGCCGTGAGCTCGTCCCGATAATCGAGAAGTATCGGAGCGAGCGCCGCTAGTTTTTTACTTCGAGGTGCTCGAACAGCGCATTCTCGATGCGCATAATCTCTTCGAAGTCCTCATAGCCCATCTTGGCCTTAACGACTTCGCACACCTTGTCATCCACCTTGCCGCCGAACACGAAGTCATAGAGCGCCAGCGCGCACGAAATCGGAGCGTCCTCGCCCTTTCGCTCGTAATCCTGGAACTCGGCGAACATGCGGATGAACTCGCGGGACTTGATTCTGCGCATATCGACGCGGTACGTCTCGCCATCGAATTCGATATCGTTCTCATAGGGCTGCTTATCGTCAGTGACGATGTTGAACCTAGGCTCACGGTCCATGTAACGGGCCGTGATGGCCTCGCGCTGGTTCTCCTTGGCGGTTGCGTACTCGCGGAGCTGCTCAGGGGTCATATCCTCGATATTCATTTTCAATCCTTTCGGTAGGCCCACGGAGGACGGTAAGGACGGCTTTGGCGCCTACCACCAAAGCCGCCGTTGCCGCCCTCCATGCGGAAAGCGGTAGTTGCAGCCTAGGCGGCAACAGTGGTCGTGTCGTAGATGTACTCGCGCATGCAATCGCCATCGAAGAAATCGGACGGCAGGCACTTGATGGTTGGCGTGTATCCGGCGAGGTCGGAATTGTTCATCTCTTGATCGTCGCGCTCAGTGATAACGCCGTTGGGGATAACGACGCGCTTTACCTTGGTGTCGGATACGACAGCGTCGAAGATGAAGAGGTGCGCGCCCGTGAAATTCTTGTTATGGCGAACAGTGGTGGTGCCCTTGCTATCATTAGTAACGTTAGCGTCACCGTAAACGGTCTTGAGCACGGTGTCGCGTGCCTCAAGGAAAGTCACCTCAACGCCCTCGGAATAAGAGGTCATGGGCGAAACGATAGTCACGCCGCTCCAATCGGTCTTATCATCGGTGTCGGTATCGGTCGTGACGGTAACGCCGTCCTCGGAGATGTAACCAAGGGATTTGAGCACGGAGCTAGATGCCTTGCAGAGATCTGCAAGGGTCTTGGTCATATCGATAAACGGGGTGGGGTCGGTGCCAGCCGGGGCAACGCAGGCGTAACCGCCCTCACGGCCCTTGGCGATACCGACATTAGAAGCGTCAAGCATAGTTTCAGCCATTTTGCTAATCCTTTCTAAAAAAAGAAAGCCGCTACGATCGCGTAACGGCCATGAAATCGAGTTGATAGCGGTAGCACCTGCTATCAGGGTCCGGGAAGCTGTAAATTCCGCCCACGGAGCACGAGCAGACGTTCGGGCAGGTCTCGCGCATGTTGGTCAGCACCTCACGGGCCATCAGAGCGAGGGTGTATGCCTCCGCCTCGCTCTCCGCCCAGCACTGCACGGCTAGGTTTGGCGCATCGCGGCAAAGCGAATAGCCGCCGCCAGTGCGCTCAACAGTCGTGAAGCGCTGCGGTCGGTCTGCCGGGACAATGGAGCTGGACGGAACGCCCAGACCCTTTTCGAGCGCCGCGCAGGTTGCGGCGATAACGTCAAACATCAGATGCCACAACCTTTCTTAAGCGTGTTGTTGCGCAGGTTGTCGATGTAAGCGTCAGCATTGGCAACGCCAACGCGAACTCCGTTGCACCAGCTCAACGGCTTTACCTGAGCATCGTATTCTGGGTTCCCGTGCGGAAGGCTTGCCAGAGAATTGCAGCGCGCCGCATATCCCGCGCCCTGCTCGTAGAGCATCCCGGTAACGCCGTCGCTCTTAGTGATCGCAACAACGCCGCTGTCTATGTGCTTAACGCGGCCCTTGAGCTTCATCTTCAACGTGAATCCGCTACCCATTGCACACCTCGCATTCGACCGCGCGATTCCAATCGCCCGGGCAATTTGCGTCAAGGTACGGTTGCGGGTCTCCGATAACCGCGTATTCAGCGCCAAGGTATTTGACCCTGCAACCGCGCAAAGCCCGCTCGTAGGTCTTCGGAAAATGGAAGGTCATCACAACCTTCACGCCGTCCGGCCTAGAAGCTTCGAGGTCGCTCGTCGCGCCGGGCTGCGGCAAGACGTTTTCGACGGTTTCAGCCATCCATCTGCCAGGAACAGCGTTACCGTGCGAATCCTTACTAGCGGAAGTTCGCCGCAATACCTCAACATCAACGCCGCTAATCAGATTCATTGCGCTCACCCGCCATCATCCGGCATGAGAGAACCGCGCCGGAGGAAAGCCCGAGCAAATCAAGCTCAGATGGAAGGGGGCGCATGTACTGGTCTAGCAGCGAGACTGAGGCCGTGTAACTTCCAGCCGTCTGCGAGTATTGCGATACGCCGGAAAGCCCGGCAGGCGTGGAGAGCGCGCGATTGACCATCGCCATGCACACTGTGGAGGCGTTGAGGTCTAGCACCTCGTCCACACCCGCCGTATAACCGTCCATCTTGCCGAGAAGGTAGCCTGTGGCGCGAAGCAACAGCGCTTCAAGCCGCTTCTCGTCGGCTACCGCGCCATATGCCGCCGTGTATTCCTCGGGTGTAGCAAATGCCTTGATAGCCATCGTGAATCACCCCTAGGCAGAAGCGGTGCCGTTGTCGATGCGCACGAAGTCCTTAACGTCGCGGATAACGAAGCCAACCTCGAACTCGCAGCGGACTGCGAACATGTTGCGCTGCCACAGGTTGAGCGTCTTAGATCCGCTGGTAAGCGTGGCCTGGTCGGAGATGGAGATATTAACGTCCTTTACCACGCCGTAACGGGCTGCGCTCCAATCGCCGCCGAAACCAAGAACCTCAGCCGCCTTATTGCCGGAAGAAACGGCTGCCTTGTGGGCGGACTTGGTGAAGTGGGTGGGGACGGAAAGCACGTGGCCCACAGCGCCGTCCGTCTGAACGTTGTTGATGAACAGCGGTCGGTTGGTGGTGTCCTTGGTCTTCAGAAGCAGGGTCTTTGCCTGCGGGGAGAGGACGAAGGCGTTTAGGTCGCTGTCGTTCTCGGCAACCTTACCGATCGCATCGACGAATGCGTCATAGGTCTTGGTGGATGCGTCTACGGCGTTGGTCACGTCCTTGAGGGTGTCGAAGCCGGTACCGGGGGCGGTACCGAACATGCACGTCTCGTCGAACTTCTTAGCGATAGCGAACGGCAGGCGGGAAACAAGCTCGTTGTAAAGCGCCTCGGTGTTGTCGCGGAACTGGTTAGAGAACGGCTCGATGATAGCCAGTGTGTAACCCTTCATCTCCTTGGTGGAAAGGGTGTGCTGAGATACGGGCTTGTTCTCGGTCTCGGTGACCCAATCTGCGGCAGGCTCACCCGTAATAACGGGGATGGTCAGGCCGTTGCCGGGGAGGTCGATACGCTGAGCGAGTTGCATGATTGCAGAATTCTCAAGCGTCTTTGCCCAAATCTCGGTGGATACGGAAGAAGGAAGAGTGATAGAAGTCTTGTTGATGCCTTCAGCCATGGTTGGTTCTCCTTGTCTTAGTTAAAGGCGGTTTTCATGAAACGCGAAAAATCGTCCTTCGCGCTACCCGTTTCCTTGATGTCGGCATGCTTGCCGTCACCGAGCACCACGGGCACGGTTGCAGTGTTTTGGGTCGAATAACGGTCTCTGAGACCCTCGGCCTTGCTCATGAGGTCATCACGATCACTTGCGGAAATCAGGCTCAAAAGGTCGGTTGGAACGCCCGTGGCCTTAGAGACTTCGGCCACCCATTCCATTCGGTCTTTTTCCGACTGGAGCGCGTTGGCACGTGCCGTCGCGTCAGCAAGCTGCTTCTGAAGCTTTTCAGACTCGCTCATTTGGGATTCCTTGAGCGCTTTCAGCTCGTCAGCCGCGCCCTTGCGCTGCTTGGCGAGCTTTTCCCACTCGCGGGAATGCTTCTTAAGCTCGTTGTACTTGGCCTCCCAATCGACGGACTGTGCAGCTTCGCCGTTCGGCTCCGCCTGCTCACCCGTCTTGTTGTTGGTCTCGTCCATGAGTGACCTCCTTACCGCGCCGTTCGGCGCTGTCCCCCGCTGCCGTTCGGCTGCGGGATACGGATAGATATGAAAAAAGCCGCTCGAAAGCGGCCTTAATCAGCGTGTAACCCTTCGCATGGGCGTTAGCCCGGTGTCTTTATCGATGCGGTTAGGGTCGATTAGAATCGCCGTCTCGCCCGGGGCGAGGGCTTCTAGCGCGTCTTTTCGCGCCTGGTCTATGTCATCCACAAGCATCGCGTAATTGCCAGCCGTGGCGGTTCCTCCATCAATGCGGGCTTGCCGCATTGATGAAATGCTTTCGCCGAAGTTTCCTCCGCCTGAGATATCGTCAACGCCCCACGAGAGGCCGTTCATGCGCACTGGCGCCCCCGGCTTGGTGGTTGTGGACGTGGCGAACCCATGCGCCGCGAGCTGCGATGTGATTGGTGAATACTCGTTGTCTTCGTAGGCGGGGGCCTGGCTATCCCAGCTCCACGCCTTCGCGCGCTTGTTAATCTCGTTGCAAATCGAATCAGTGATTCGCTTGTTGATAACGTCCGCATACTCCCCGCGCATGTCCTTGCGGATTTGCTCAGGGTCTACCGCTTTTCGCGCATCGAGGTAGACGGAATACAGCCAATCAGGGTCATAGCCCTCCACCTCGGTAAACTCATCGCCCGCGACAACGCGGCAATCGCAGCGGTCGTGGAATCGGTTGAAACCGAACCCCATATCGCCAGCCGATTGACGGCTCTTGTAATCGAATCCGCGTGACGCGAGCATGACGCAGAAGCCGCAGGTCTCTTTGCCTGTGGGAACGCGGGCGTATCGTGCGCCCTTCGAATAGTCGCGCTCTGCGTTTTTGATCGTCGTTTCGTTCGCCGCGCGCCCAACGTCGTTATAGGCGCGCTCTGCCATAGCCTGAGCGAATGCGTTGAAGTTATCCGGCGTGACGTTATGCACGAAATAATTGACGGTCGCTTGCGCCTTGGGCACGCTCACCGGGTTGTGGATTTGCGCCGGGCTTGTATCGATGCCCAGCTCATCCATCGTCACATCGTAGGCAGAGCATGCGATTGAAGCCGCCGCATCGCCGAACTCCCTACGACACGTGATGAACGTCTCCAACGCGAACTCGCGCATGGTCTCATCATCGATAGCGCCGCCGTTCAGCTCGTAAAAGGTTCGCAACGACGTTTGCATGAAGTTGAACGCTGCCCTTTGCTGCGCATTGAGCGCCTGAGTATAGGCTTCGAGCCTACTCGCTGGTATCTGCATCGCTTATACCTTCTGCCTGCGGTGTAGCCTGCTGCTGGGAAACCTGAGCAGATGCCTGTGCTGCCGCCTGCACGATTTGCGTATATCGAACGTCGCGCAGAATCGAATCGATGGTCGATTCGGAATAGCCCAGGTCTCGCCAGAATTGACGCGTACCGGAATAGGCCGGAACAGCCGAATTGACCTTGATAGCGAAATCGGCGTTTGCGGCCTTGGACGGGCGCAACACATCGGCGAAACGCGGCGTGATATCCGCCGTGGCGAAATCCGCAGCATCGACGGCTCCTAGCGCCATTCGCGCGATGTTGCCGAGTGCGATGCCGTTCATGCGGTTCACGTGCTCCGCTTCGACGATTAGACGCTGCTGCGCCGCGAACATCGCCTCGCTTGACGTTGGGTTATCGAAGACGATTCCTACCTCATCCAGTGGAATACATGCCTCACTAGCGAACTGCTTGCCCAACATCTCCAAGTGGTCGATATGGGGCTGCATGGTCATCTGCGATAGCTGCCCGAGCTGCGGGACATCGCCGTTTTTATTCGGCGTGACCAAAAGCATCGAATCAGCGTACATCTCTACCTTGCGCTTACTCATGCTCTCAGCGGTCTTCTTGTCCACACCGAGCAAATAGCGCTGAGGCCACGTATAGAATGTAGCGGCGATTTCAGTTCGAGCTCCAACGCACAGCGCGCGGTCGATGAGGCTGCGCACGGTGCGGTTGATGCGCGACTTGCCAAACGGGCGCGTCAAAGACGGACGGTAACGCAATGGCTCCATGAGCGGTCGGCCAAACGGGTTCGCCACCTTTTCTGCAATCCAGGAATCTCCAACATTGCGGCACGAATACGTGTACTCGTCCGTGTACATGTTCACCCACGTGGGCACGCGCAGCCCGCTTGAATCAACGTCGATATCAACGACGCAGATTCCCGCCTTGATGCGCTTCTTTCGCTCATCCCAGATAGCCGCCGCGTCGAGCGCCGAATGCGCCGATACGATCACACCAGGCTCACCCGGCATTCCCTTTGATACAGTCAGGAAGGCGCACGAATCCGTAAGCTCAGACGTTACCGCCTGCTCGTAAATCTCAACAAGGCTGTCAAGCGTCACGATGTCCGCCATAGTGTCGGCGTTTTCGCCATCGAATCCGGCGAGAACGGAGCGATTAGCGAGAACATCGACGCATTTACCGCCCCAGCCCATAACGATGTTCAAGTCAACCAGGTCTTTTGGCATGGATGAATCAGTGGTAACAGGCTTCACCTCGCCTTTGTAATAGGCTTCATTGCGAATGTTCGAGCCTATATGGCTCTGCCATTCAGCCAAAAGGGCGTTGAATACACCTACCTCTTCGCCCGTCAGATTCATCATGGACGGGTCAACTTGGTAAAGCGTAGGGTTATCATTCGTCATAGAATCACACATCCCCCGTCAGGGTCGCGTTTTGTCGTCTTTGCGGCCCAGTAGGCGATTACAGCCGCTTCTATCGGTGTGGATGAATCGCCTCCGTATGCCCATCCGCCATCTGAGCCAATCGGGCGCTTGCGGGCTTCGAGCGCGCTTGCGTTAAATGCCTGCTGCGCGTTGCCCTCGCCGCCGTCCCAATGGGTCAACGTCTTATCGATGAGCGCTTGCGAGAACAGCGTCGTTGCGTTGATAACGTCCTTGGTGGTGGTGGAAAAGAGGGCTTGGCGCGGGTAATACTCGCGCAAGCGGTCGAGAAGCGCAGCCGCTCCGTTCCGCCCATCCACTGCAATGGCTGCGGTGGTGTCCGCCATATCATCGGTGCAGAGAAAATCAGTAAGCCAGGAAAGGCCGTCGGCTAGAGTGCCTTGCCCGATATGCTCAACGTATGCGATATCATCTTCGCTCAATCTGCAAGCGCACAGCGCGATTTGGGAGCCGTCCGGCGAGAACTTCACGCCGAAGGTCTTCTTGCCGTCTGTGGGCACCTGAGCGCGTGGGATAGCCAAAGATAGCCAAAGCGATTCATCGATAGCGCTCGCGCTGCTCGAACCACTCCACCAATCCAAGCGCTCGTGGGCAAAGCCGGAAATGTTTCCCTTGGCTCCCGCGAACTCGCTTTCGGTGTAACCCTCATCCAGCACATATCCCATGGATGGGTTCGATAGATAAATCTCATCCAGGATGTCGGAGAACGTGCAGTCCTTTGGCGGTAGCTTCTCGCACGCCCAGGATGCCCAGCACATGCGCCTCATGCCGCCATCCAGCACAGACTTGCGCACGCGGGCGAAAACCGTGCCAGCGCTGCGCTCGTTCAGCGGTGTCCCCATGTAAAGTATTTGGCGCTCGCCCGTGGACGATGCAGCCAGCGTATAGGCGATTGCGTCATATTGAGTATCCGTAAGCTCTTGCGCCTCGTCGTACACGACCAACTGAATATCGTCGAAACCACGCGCCGTTCCGTTGGTGCGGGCGATAAACTCGATTGAGCCGCCGTTCTTGAGGAAAATTGCCTCTTCGCCGTTCGTTCGGCGAATGCGCTCAACCAGATCGCACAGCTCTGGATGCCGTTCATCCGTGAAGTACCGCACTAAGCGCATAAATGACTTCTTGGCGGTCTTCACGCGGTGGGCGGTGTGGAGGATATGCCAGCCGCAAACCGCGAGGCGGTAAAGCTCGTAAATTTCGAGCGCCGCATTCTTGCCGTTCTGGCGGGGTACGTCCAGGCCCGCCGTAACGTAGGCGGGCTTACCGTTTTGATCGCAAGCGCACCAATCCGTAAGGATGTAGCGCTGCCACGGAAAAGGCGATATGCCGAGGTCTTCGCCGAGGGCTACCGCGTCATCCACTTCGCTATAGGCAACTTCGCCCTCGCGGTAGACCCTACGCGGTTCTTGCCTGCCTCTTCTCACGGTTTCCCGAGACGATGGAGAGGATGCTTGTTTGCTTTGCGCCACTCTCCACCTCCTCGTGGGTGTCGCAGATTCCGAGCTGCTTGTTCAGCTGCCGAATCTCCGCCGATGCTGTTTTCAACGTGCCGATTTGCGGGAACGCCTTCAAATCGCCCATGTCGTTTGAGTAGGCCGTCTGTCCGCCGAAGTTGTCTAGCTCTTCCTGAGCTGTCTCCGCGATTTTGTACCATTGGCAGAGCAGGGAAAGCGCTGGCACATCGGACTGCGAAAACGCGCGCCCCTGTGTCAACTCGTCCCATTTCGCGGATTTGAACGTATCCGATTCGATGCCGGGGGGCTTTGTGATGGGCATACGATCACCTCAAATCGGCAATAAAAAAGCCGCCACGAAGGACGGCTGGAAACTTCATTTGACCTGCTGTTTTGTTTAGTCCTTGAGAAATTCCACACTTGGGGGGTATTTCGGCCCAAGCGCGAAGGGGGCCGTGAGGGGCGTAGGGGGTCCATCCCCCACCCCGCTTTTTCATCGGGTTTTGTTAACCCTAGTAAAATATCAGGAATTAGGCATTATCGATGAAAGGTCAGGATGACCAATCTTGAGATGCTTTCGGTTTCAATTGCGGTTCGCGCGCGCTGGGCGCGGGCGCGTTGGCAACGTAACCTATGCGGTTGCCCTTGCGCTCGTTGCAGATTCGGTGAGCAGGCTGAACGTTCTCAGGGTCAAGCTCTGAGCCGCCTAGTGAAACAGGAATGATTTCATCCAGCTCATAACTCATTGGGTCAAGCGGAGGCAGTGAGTAATCAATGGGCGCGCCGCATATGGCGCACGGCAGGCCAAGGGCTTTCACCCTAGCCCTGAGTATGCGTCTGCGATGCCCGTTGCGATCGTTACGGGATATGCGTATCACCACCAATGGGGCGCGGGCTATATGCGCGAGGGGGGCGCGCTTATGGAGGGATAGCCCGCTGTATTGACTGCTGCGCATGTGCGCGGCCCTCCCCTTTGAGATAAGGGCGTGTCGGGTACTCCCCAAACGCGCGCCACCATATTTATACGGCATTGTTAGTACGCATTGCAGCGAAATTGAGCGTAAGTTACCGCATGTTAGCGCATATGTGCGAAATAGTGCGAAATGAAACATGGGGCCATTAAAACAAAAAAAGCCCCGCATGCCTGAGCACACGGGGCTATATGCTAGTTGAATAGTTCTGTTTGGCCCATTCCGCTTTTAGCCTGCGCTATCCCTACCGAGTCAATCCAGTCTAGCGCGGTCGATATATCGAGTTGGGCCTGGCGCTCTGAGATTCCTAGCGCGTTGGCCGTCTGGTACCAGGTCTTGTCTTCCACGTAATGTAGCTCTAAAGCGTCCGCCCAGCGTTGCGTTGCATTGGCGGCCCGCACGCCACGGCAGAGCTCTCGGCCCTCCTCCACTTCAGCGCGCATGTCAGCGAGGTCTGAAAGGGCCGCATTTTCCGCGTCGATTCGAATATCGGTGGCGCGCATAACGTCCTTGTTGCCCGTGGCATGTCCGATTGCATCGTAGGTTTGGGCGCGCACCTCCTCGCGGGCACGCATCGACGCGAGGACGGCCAGGCGCCTATCAATGGCTCTCTGGCATGCCCTCACGCCTTCGAAATACTCTTTCGCCGTCATGGAATTAACCCCCAAATTATGCCGTTTAACTGCATAATTGTATCAAAATACCAGCGGTTTACCATTAGCTGGAGCAGCGCATCCGCTGTATCTCTGGCGGCAATGCGCGCTTAGGAATGTAGCTATTAACCTTCGCAGCGGCCTTCTTACTGCGGTCTCGCCGCCTGTTGTTTGCCGCTCTTTTGCATTTTTCAGAGCAATAGACTCTGTTCTTTGCTCCGAATTCGTTAACGAACTCCTTGCCGCAAAACGGGCATTTCATTACGGGTTTATCGCTCACTTGTCATCACCTCTAATCATCATGTCGTATGGGATTTTGGTCACGCGATGGATTGCCGCTATCGTCCCCAAGCGCGGGTCAACGCGCCCGCTCAGGATGTTCTTGACGGTCAACTTGTCCATCTGAATCATCTCGGCCATCTGACTTGCGTCGATACCCCTGCGCTCCATCCACTTTTTTAGCGGGCGCGTGTCGAATATCCTCATGCGTCCCTCCATTCTCCGTAAATCAGGCGGTGCGCGTAGTTGTTGGCCTTGCCCAAGTCGGTCGAGACCTCGTCTTTAAGCCCGGCCCTGTCGCAGTACCTGATGATTTGGCCTAAAAGATAGGCCTGCTTTGCGGGCAGGCCGTCCACTACGGTTTCGATTTTCTCGATTGTCTCAACTCCGCCCTGGTACCACGCGGGGGAATCCACACGTTCTTGTACCATGGGCGCCTCTTCGCTAGGTGATGTCATGCGATCACTTCCACCTCATTCACGACAGCCCATTCAATCGAATCATCGTCAAACAAAGCGTTGTGCTCTTCTTTGATATATTCGTTAGCTTTTTTCTCGGCTGCTTCCCTGTCGGAATACAACCACCTTGGAATCTTGTATTTGCTGCTCAGCACCGAGACAACGTAGGCTTTGGGCACAAGGTCTGTTTTGCTTGCTACGAAAATCATCCACTATGTGCTCGTCGCAATGAAAACTCGGCTCGATTAAATCGGCCAGCGTATTGAAAACGTCACTTGTATCGCAAAACGCAATACGACCTTTGATTGCTGTTGAAAGCGCCATCCATGCAACAATCAAATCAGGTCTCGCCTTTTTCTCTCGAATCTTCGCTACTCTCGCAACGCTTCTAAGGGATTTGGCTACCTCGCTTCTCTCTTTGTCGCTAATCACTCGATAACCTCCGCTCCGCATTTCGGGCAGTATTTAAACGGCTCCCATGGTCTGTTAAATGTCGTCCGACATCTGTCACATCGAACGCTGTCCTCGAACTCGTGGTCTGTCTCGCGGATATGGCATGTCGGGCGGTCGATTAGGTCTGCGAGTCGATCGTGTAGCTCCTCGTAGTCTCCCATGTTCATGTGCTCTGCTGGGAAGCATCCGAAAACGGCGTCGTGAATCTGGCTGTAATCGCCTTCGTCGGTAACGCTATTATTGATGAAAAGACCGTCTTTCTCCCACTCGTCAATTGTGCTGTACATGTCAATCGGCAACCCGCGTAGCTTTTGCGCCACCTTACGGCGCCCGTCATCAGTAATCATTCGTCCTCACCGCTCTTCCAATAGGAATCGAACAATCCGCAACGATCGAGAACCTTGAACTTCTTACCGCAGAACTTGATTGGCTTGAACGAATCGCAGTGCTCGTCCCAGTTCATAATCGGGCAGAACGTGCGCAGGAAATCTCGGTTCGGTTTGGGAACGCCGGAGAACTTCTTGCTTTTCAATCCGTCCGCAGAATGGCGCATACATGCCAGGTGGTCACCAACGAGGTCATCGTAGCCGTTGAACACGATGTCGCCGAACTTGCAATACAAGCAGTTATGCGGCAGCGACATTGTGAACATGTCGATGCGCTCGATGATGCTCATTCGCCCTCACCGGTCTCGTCGTCCTCGAAAAACGCGATGTTCCGCAGCGCCGTCACGATGTCCCGGCGCTCGCGGTCGCTTACTCTGTCATGTACTCGGCCAACTAGGGAACTGGTTCCGCAGTAAGGTTCCCTAGTAGTCTGGCGCCGTTGGTTATCGTTAATTGTCATATTCGGTCACCAGCTGTTCGCAATCGTCGCATGTATCGTCGGCGTTGACCTGCGCCATCTCGCCAGACTGCCCGTCGCACACGGTTATCCTCGAGCCGTCTAGCATCGTGACCTCGCGTGCGTAGTTGCAGTTATCGCAGGTGTTGAGAGCGTTGACAGAGCACATCTCATACGTCTTGTCGAATATGTCTGGCTTGCATGGATACAGCTCGCCATTGACGCCCTTGATGATGTAGTCGCAGAGGTTCGCATCCATCTCGCCCTCGAGCGTCCTGATGGTGCATTCGACTGGGTAATCTGGATTTGCCTTCTGGTACACCACGCCGCTCGCGATCGCATCGGCGAACCACTGGGGGTAATCTCGCTTGCGCATCGTGTCCATCAAGATTTGAAAAGCTTCGACCTCGACTGGCCTTTTGCGGTACTTTGCCATCACTCGCTCTCCTTTGCTGCCAGCTTGCGGATTCGCGCGGCTATATCGGCATAGGCCAGGTAAGAGCACTCGTTGAATTTGTCCTTTCCTTGCTCGTACAGCCTGCATCCGGGGCATTGCGTTCCTACCTCTATGCCATCCCTGCGCATATAGCAGCACTCGGCGTTGTCACCGCCCTTGGCCGCATTGTCCAGGTCGTCTAGCAGCTTCTCAATGGTGTCTGGCGGGGTGAGATACACCTCGTCTACTCGGTAATACTCGTTTCGAACGCTTTTGATGTTCCAGTATCCATATCCGACTCTCGGATAGTACTGATAGCGCGAAACGACAACCTCCTTATCGTTCTTGTCGTACAGCACCGTCGTATCCAGTGGGATCTCCCGCCCCGCCGCGTCTCGTGGTAACTCAATGTTCGTCATTGGTCTTCCCTCATCAGTTTGTCGATGCGTGCTGCAATATCCAACCATGCAGCGTCGTTGCATGTCTCACGGCATATGTCGTGCTTACGTTCACATTCAGCACAATCCATGTTGGCGCTATCGAAATAGCCGCACGTGATTGATGCATATGTATCAGGGTCTGGCGCGTGTATCGCCCTCTCCATGTCGTCAAGCAGCTCTTCCCAGCCTTTTTGCGTAATGGGATTTTTAAGATAGACATGCTCAGGATATAAAACCCGTTTGTGGAATATCCCGCAGTCAATTTCAACAAGATGCAACTCACATTTATTAATGAACCAGTTGAATGTGACTTCCCTGATATACAGCTTTTTGCCATCTTCTGTATATACAGTGTTTGTGCCAACCGGTATCTCTCGTCCTGCTGCGTCGCGGAGCCTGATGTTTGAATCTGCCATTTAATCCTCCTCGCTCATGACGATACCGCCTTGGATAATCACGCGCTTACCCTGCTCATCGTCGAAGAAAATCTCTTGGTCGTTCAATTCAATGTCGAACTTACCGTGTCAGCTTTTAATCTCCTTGCCGTTGTAGTCGTAAAGCGTCACGGTCCGCTCAATCCCACCGTTGACATCGCTGTTGATGCTCTTCATCTCTCGTGAGCAAGACGCGCAGCCATACAGGCCGCACAGAGCGACAACGCCGACAGTAGCCAGCCCAGCAGTTATATATTTTCGAATATTCATTTAATCCTCCTCGGTTTCTATTTCATCTAGCTTTCCAGACAGCCATAAGCACATCGCCGCGCAAAGTACAGTTATTACCGCGATGTCGTATTCCGCATCTGTAACGCACTTCGAGCTACGTCGCTTGGCGTTTGAGTTTGTGCCGGCTGGCTGCACAATGGCTGTTCTAATCGTTTGGAGCGCGTCGGCCATCGCCTGCTTGTCGGCAGCACTGAAACCGCCCTTCCATGTTGAGAACGTGAGCATTGCTTCGAGCAGCGGGTTATGGCCGAAATTGACTAGCTCATGCATTCTTGCTCCTTCTTCTCTTTTGCCTTTTGATCGCGGTAGCGCATGAGCTTTCGCCGTTTGCGCATGTACCGGATGTACTCGGCGTTTTCCTTTTGGTACTTCGCGTTTTTCGCAAGGACTTCTTCACGGTGGCGCTCGTAGTGCCTTTTCCGTGCTTCGCGCGCTTTCTCGCGGTACTCATGGTCTTCCGCGTACCGCTTGCGCCTTCTTTCGTTGATTCGGTAGCGGTTCGCTCTCTCCCATTCACGCTTCTTCTCACGGTTGCGCTCGATTTGTTCAGGTGTCGGGGTTGCCTTTTCCTCTGGCAGCTTGAAGAGCCATCGGCACATCTTCTCTTCCCCGCCGCACTCAGGGCAACGCCATAGCTGCGCGTATCCTTGGCCCGTCCCATCCACGTGTTCTGGTTTCACGCGATGCAGGCACTTTGGGCAAACGTCGCGCATGGCTAATCAACTCCGGTCGAGCCGTAACCGTTTGCCCCGCGCTCTGTTTCATCCAGCTCATCAACCTGCGTGTAGCTGCATGTGGCGAACGGCACGATCACTAATTGGCACACGCGGTCACCTGGATGCACCGTGTAAGGCTTATCGCCGAGATTGATGAGCTTCGCGCGGATTCGCCCACGGTACCCGGAATCGATAACGCCAACGCCGTTCGCAAGGCAGACGTTGTGCTTCATCCCCAGGCCGCTTCGAGCGAATTGAAGGCCAACGTATCCACTCGGAATCTCGACGCAAACGCCCGTGTCAATCCAAACGGATTCATGCGGCCAAATCTTGATTGCGCCGGGTATGTCCGCGCACAAATCAGCGCCAGCGTCACCAAGATGCGCGTATTTCGGGAGCCGCAAATCATCGCATTTACAACGTATCCCAAGGGGGTTGTTTAAAGTGTTGAAATCGTTACTGTTGCGCATTTTTAATAGCCCCCATTTCATCGGCTAGTTTGCTCATGGATTCATGAAGCTTCTCGACCGCTGCAAGCGTTTCCTCGAATCGCAGCGTGTCCAGGCCGTCTCGCTCGCAGAACTCGATGCATCGCCTGATAGCTGCGGGGAGTGTGTTCGGGAAGCATTCGAGCGGTTTTAGAAATCGCTCGTCTAAGGGCGATTGCCGATACTTCGCTTTGCTGTTGTCGAAATCGTCTGGCAAAACTCTGTACACCTGATAGCACCACTGGTTGCACTTCAAAATCTCGTAGTTTTCAATCCTCATTGCTTTTTGCCCTTTCTACTGTCTTATATTTTCCGTTTTAAGCCATCGGAAGCACCGTATAAGGCCCGATAAGCCTTGCACCCTAGTCCGACTAGGGTCAAGCCATCAAAAGTCCGTCACGGGCCGTTTAAACGCCTTAAAACGGATTTACGCGCCGCGAACCATGGCGTGAACAAAATCGAGCTCGACCGGCTCGACCGAGAGCGCGCCTCTCGCCTGGTTGCTCACCACGACGCGCATCCCACCGGGGTTGAGCGCACGAACCCTCAAAAGCCCTGCTTGACGGTCGTTTTTGAGCATCACCGTATCGCCCACGTTGATGTGCCGCCCGTCCGCGTAGCGGAAACCGGCCCGGCGATTGACCTCGTTGACAGCATCGAACAGCTCCACGCGGTCATGCGTCCTGAAATCGAAATTATCCACGGTTCCAATCCTTCCACTCTTCGCACGCATGCGCCTCCTCGTCCACCAGCGCATCGACGGCAGCGCGGCAGATGTCCGCGCAAGACCTTATGTCTCGCCCGGCATTCATCGAGCGGAACACGTTCACCTGGCACACGCCGCACGTGTGGTATTCGTCCGTGACGAGATACGCGCAGCCGCCACACGTCTTCGCGTCGCGCGCATCGTCAACGCCGAACTGTTCCAGTCCGTTCATCGCGATCGCTCCTATTCGATTTTTCAGTTTGTGAAAATGCGCCTTGTGACGTTGTGACGTTTCCTACGCGCGCGTATATAACTTCCCTATATATATTTTTTTTTCTATAGAGCAGAAAGTTGTTCGCGCTTTTTTGCGTCACAACGTCACACGTATATATCTACCTGCTAAAACCCTGTGACGTTTCACTTGTTTAAAATGTCACAAAGCGTCACAAATGACTCCGAATGTCACAAGATTGTCCATATTCGGACAAATTTACTTGAGTTATCAAGTAATCGAGCGGATTTTGTATCAAGTTGTGACGTTTCGGAATTCTCAAACGTCACGGATTCTTTAACGACAGTTGTCCACGTTCTACGGGCAAACGGGGAGCGCTCTCCGCTGTCATCGCACCACCGCTTATAGTCGTTGTAAGTGTCAGACACAGTTTTGCCGTTAAGCGTTTCAGCGGTAATGTCGCAATCGGCAATCCATCGCACAACTGAATTGTTGTCTTCTTTTACTTTCTCCACCTCTGCCACCATGTCTGGGATCGGCGTGAGGGTGCCGCGCCGAATTAAATCGCCAAGCGCCATAAGCCCCAGCAGCGCGCCGCGCTCCAGCACTTCCTGCTGTTTTAGCTCCTGCGAAATGTTGGGGTCGTAGTCCGGCATGCCCGGTGAGAAGCGCTTGCGGAACGGAATGAAGGCTAAGCGCCTGAAAACGCCGTCCGTGGTATCTGATAGGCGCGGAACGGCATTCATCGAGAAAACCATGCTCGCGCTAGGCCTGAACTCGAAGCCCTCGCCGTTCTTAACGTCAGTGAAAATCGAATCGCCCGTGACGATCTTCTTGAACATCGACAGCTCATCGCCGCGCAGAAAACCATCTGGAATATCGTCACCGAGATTCGCAAGCTTGCCCACCACGCGGGAGGCGTTGAAGCGCTGTCCAAGCGTGGAAATATCCAGGCTCGACACGTTCTCGACCCCGAGTATCGAGCGCAGCCAGTTGAGGTAGGTGGACTTGCCGTTGCTCGCCTTGCCGCTCGCGCCGCCCGCCCTGCCTATGAGCATGGGCGATTGGCTGAGCACGCGCCTGGAGCACATGCAGGCCCCTATTACCTCCTTCATCGCCTGCAAGGTGTCCTCATCGCCGTTGCTGATTGATTCGAGAAACTCATCGGCCTTGTTGCGTGGCGCATCCATGTTTAATGCCACCGGTAATTGGGCGATAATAAACATCTCTGGGGTGGGTTCAATAATTTCATCTTTAAGAACGTCGTAGGTGCAATTGGAGAACTGGACGTAATAGCCGCCGTCGAAAGCCCTATCGCTCGTGACCGATGGGGCTTTGTCCATGATGTAGCTAACGACCTCGCTCTTATCCTGCTTCTTCGCATCGTCCACCAAATCGAGCACGCAGCGGTTGATGGCGCGCGGACCGAAATCCCAGCGCTTGCCCGTCCAGACAGCGGGCGCGCCGTCGATGATTCGCGCGAGGTTGTTTTTAATGACCTCCTGAGCAACTTTATTGGTGAGGATTCCGCCGCGCGGCCCTCGCAGCCCTGCCGTATCGGCGAGCTTCTTCCCGGGCGCTCCAACGGTCTTGCCGTCGCTATCGCTAACGCCGTTCCCCTGTTCGTACTTGCATGCGCTCCTGCAAATGCGCTTGATGTCAGATGAATCCATAGGCGGTTTGCAACGCATCGCGTTGGCGCCTGCAACCGTCGTTAGAATCTCCGAATCTGAGCGGCCAATGCTTCGCAAGTGCGAGGCGTACCTAAAGAGGATGTTATCGCGCTCGCCCTTTTTGATCGTATCGGGCAATTTAAACTTGCCGTTTTCCTTGCGTGAGCCTTCCTCGCTACCGCCGTTTCGCTGGATGTAATCGAGAAAATCGTAAACATTGCCGTCAGCGCTCGCGATTCCAACGTCTTCAGGCGATGCCCACCATTCGTAACTACTGCCACAGGGATGGATGGAGGGGGGCGCAACGATATATGACCCATCGCATCGCACGTCCACTCCAAGCTCGGTATTTGACGTGGGGCGGATGTTGTTGCGGTCTGTGCGGAAAAGGTAATGCCTGCCGCCGCTACCCGTGATAGCCGTTGCCGTCTCGGGTAGCTCCCCGTGTTCGGTTTCCCACTGCTTAAGCGTGGCGAGGCCGTTTTTCGTGTCGCTAACGTCGAAATCGAGTACAAGCAGCCCGCCAGATGGAGCGCCGCACGTGATTCCGATATTCGAGTTTGGATGTTGTGACCAGTGGATAATCACGTGCTCAGGGTTATCCGTCCAGTCGTTCAGGCCGTGCGGTGTGGCCGGTCTCTTGTCCCTCTCACGGCACGGGAAGACAGCGAAACCGGCGCGAACGTATTCAAGCGCCGCCCTGCCTAGAGATGAAAGATTCGATTCGTCCATTACTCCTTGTATTTCACCCCCAAAATCTCGCATATGCGCCGCGCTGTGTCCCGCTTATGGCAGAACTCGAAGCGCACGCCGTGGTTTTCTTCCATCCGTTCGATAATCTTGGCAATGCTGTTACCGTTCATCGGCTTTACCCGATACTTGACGCATTTGCTGCTCTTCTCGAACGGGTTGCATTTTCGGCAACGTCGGCAGACATAACTTTTCCAAGCACGCAGCTTCTTGCGATCGTTGTACTCTGGATGCTCTTCGACCAGGATAATCAGGCGGTAGCCCTCTGCGCGCGCCTTGTCGCACTCCCGTGCGAAGCGTGCGTGCTGCTTGCCGAGATTCCCGGCCACCTCCTGCACGTCCTTTTTCGTGTCGATGGAGATGTTAGAGCCTTCGATCATGTAATCGCCGAATGGTAAAGCGGTGGCCCTAGGCGCGAAATCAACGCCATGGGCCACCATCCATTTTTTTATGTGATTGTGTTTCAGCTCTTGTTGCCGTGTGTCCTCTATAATCACGGCTCACCTGATTTAGTTGAACGGGATGGGGCCGTTGTACGCCTCCACCACGGGCGTTACGGTCGTGGAGGTAGAAGCCGCACCACCTTTGAGCTTCTTGATATCGCGCGCCTTGATTTTGCCGTCGCGCACGTACTGAGCCGGGACAACCTGGCACACGGTCAAGCGCGTACCGGTATCGCCGTCGTTGCGCTCGTATTCCTCTTCCTGGAGGTTGATGCCCAGGATTCGCCCGTTGAACATGTCCAGGCGCCCAGCGTCCCACGCGGCGAACGGGTCAAAACCGGGGTTGCTCTCCTGGATGGCCTGCAAGCGTCCCTTGAGCATGCCCAGTGCCGTATCCTTGTAGCTCATGAAGATGTGATGGGCGAACGGATGCTCTTTGCCCCATTTATCGCCGTAGAAATTGGCGTGCTCGCCCTCTGCGATGTCGAACACAAGCTCTACGTACTGCTTGGAATCGTTATCGACCATATCGACAATCTTTGCGACATAGGGCCCTGCGGGAAGTTTCTCAAAACCGCCGTCCGTGCTCGCTTCGGTCGTTGCCCATGGGATGTTCGTGCGCATTATGCGCTCCTTTCCGCTACGATTCGTAGCTTGTTCTCAAACAGGCGGTCGCGCTTGTCGTATGCGTGCTCGACCTCGCCGAATGCCGCGCGAAGCGCATCATAGGTTCGGTCTGCCGCAACTTCTGAATCGCAACCGCCGCTTATCAACTGTTGGTATCTGCCTTCGCAAAGCTCCATCATTCGGCTCGCATTGCCAGGCTCAATCGACATTGCGATCACTCGCCGCTGATGAAGTCGCGGATGCCCTTCTCGACAACCGCCAAATCATTCGGTATCACCGATTCGGAGAAGATTCCGCAGCTCTTCGCAGGCGGTTTACCGTCAATGATAAAAACGTGCTCGCCGTCCACCACCTCAGAGAGAATGCAGACGTTGACCATGCCCAGCAGGTCGATTTTCTCGTTCACCATCTTGCCCATGATTTTCGGGATGATGTTGTTGAACGCATCCGAGTCCGTGTGCATCGTGATGAAGACGATGACGTTTTCAGGCAGAGCGTTGATGAATTCAATCGTGTTATAGACCTCGGCTGCAATAGTTTTATAGATGCCGTATTGGTCGCGGTCGTTGATGTGATGGATGAACAAATCGGTTACGCAGTAACCGAAATCATCGACAACCACGATGTTGTAGCGCTCGCTATATGCCTTGATGATGCCGCGCAGCTCGCAGAAATCCTTCGTGCGGGCGAATTTAACGCCCCCGCGAAATGGAAGCATCGTCTTTTCGCACTCGATAAGGCCGTATTTATTCGCCTGGATATTCCGCAGCGAATACGTTTTGCCGCTGCCGGAAGGGCCGAGAATCAAAACAGGTACTCCCATTTATTCACCCCCTCCGATGAATCCGGCAACAGCCGCGCTGAGCTGCGCGCCCATCGCCTTAACAACCTTGTCTTTGCTGATTCGAAGCGTAGTGTTCTTGATTCGAGCGGGTTCGTTGCGCTCGACCATCGCACAGCCGTCCGGCAACTCCCCATCTGCTACCGCAGCCTTGAGCATGATGCCAGGCTCCAACGCGATAAGGCGGTTAATCGCATCCATTCCGCCATCGCTTTCGCGGTACCACTTGGCAAACTCCTGCGCGTCTTGAATCTCAGGGAACTTGCCCTCAACGGGCTTGGTCATGACGATTGAAATCGTTCCGACTTTCTCGCCGTTAAGCGAGACCGTGCGCCTATCCGCACCGGTATCAAGGTAAAGCTTGATAGTTTCCTCATCCACCTCATCGCGGATGCGCTTCTGCTCGTCCTTGCATGCCTTGATGAAAGCGTCGGCGATTGCCAGCTTCTGCACTGCCGTGAGCTCGTTACTCATCGTCATCACCAGCCGGATAGAAAAGCACCTTTTTAGCAAAGGTGCTAAATAGCAGCGGCTCGGATGCGTAGTTACTTCCGTAATAGAGCATCACAAGCTCTTGCGCCTGTGCGCGCGTCTTGACTGCTACCGGAATTTCGCCCGGTGTCTCGACAATCCACATGTATTGCATCTTGCGTCCTTTCTAAATCGACCAGAGCACAAGCGCCACAAGCCCAACCACGACGGCCAGAGTGCAGACAGCGCCCCAGAGAAAACCGTAGGTGAACAGCTTGCGCTCCCGTGCGCGCCTAATCTCAATAGGTGTCGTGTAATGCTTGCCTTGCGCCATGCTTAACCTTCCTTACGCGCGTCCCAGCGCCTTAGCCACCAGGATTGTTAGATTGACGAACATATAAATGGCCGCATGGAGCGCAACCACGCCACCAAGCATGGCAAGCGCCGTGAAGACGGCCTTCTCAACATTGGTCATGTGTACCTCCCGCGATTCATTCATCCACCCATTCGGGCTTCACAAGCTGCCCGTACTTTCGCCCGTGCGGCAGGTGGTATCTCAGGCGGCCGGACTTCATCTCGTCGTAGACGGTGGAGCAGGGCACGCCTAGCCCCCTGCTTACCTCCTTGACCGAATAGAGCAGTTTCTTTGGTAGTCCCAGCTCGCGGGCCATGTCCGCGAACGTCGTGGTATCATCCATAAGTGGCACCTCCCTTCAAGGTGTCTTGTGGTTTTGGGCGCGTTTCCTTGCTGTCGGAAGCGCGCTCTTTCTTTATGCCGTGGATGTATCGGCTCTCACGGCTCACCGCCCGCACGTATGCGGGTTCTCTTCGTCGCTTGATTTTACCATCAAGCTTTCTCGCTATTTCTCGTTTTCAATGAACGCGCCCTCGGCTACGTGGGCGTTACGGACAAACGCGCACCGTAGGATTCAACGCATAGAGGATGGTTAGTTTGAATCTCGCCCGTAACGTCCATGCGGCCGGGGCATTGATCGTGTGGGTGTGGTGGTTACTCCCAGCCCATGAGCGCGTTAGGCGTTGTGCCAAGCGCTACCGCAAGCTTGTAGAGCGTCGTGAGTGTCGGAAGGGTCGTGCCCTTCTCATATCCGACAACGGAAGCGGTCGAGATTTCGGCCTTGGTGGCAAGCTGCTCCTGCGTCATATCCGCTCGCGCTCGCTCAGCTCGAAGGTTCGCCGCGAAAAGCTCGTCTGTGTACTCCATGTGTGTGCACCTCCAATCTCTTGTTCACGTTCCGTGTAACTGGCTTTTATCATATTCACATTCTGTGCCGTGTCAACAAAAAGTTTTACATTTTGTGAAACTTTTTTTAGAAAATCGGTAATACTCTGGTTACCGATGTAACTTTGAACAGGACGAAACAGGGTGTTATTTAATGAAACTCATGCTTCAGGAATTACGAAAAGCCGCTGGATTAAGCCAGCAAGAAATAGCAGAAGCGCTTGGTATGCCGCGTAGAACATACGGGTCATATGAGCGCGGTGAACGTTCAATTAACCTCAAGCTCGCTGCCGCTATCTGCAACGTGCTTGGATGCACGCCAAACGATCTAGTTGGGTGGCCAATGGACGGTCTAACGCCTGATGAATCCGATTTGGTGAAGAGCTACAAGGCTTGTGATACTCCCACCCGCGCAAGCGTCCTGATGGTGGCCAGGAACGGTGCTCTCGCATCTGCCAGTCAAGCGGAGCAAGCGCCCGGACTTGACCGTAGTGAAATAGCCTAGAGA